ATTGATACAGAAACAAAAACTGTATATAAATTTACTAATGTTTCTGATGGAACGGGTGAATCGGATGTTAAGAAGATAGACCTTTCTTCACTTAATTGGGCATGGTATAATATAGCATTGGATATTACTGCCGGAAATACAGGATTCAAAATTGGCGAAGAAATTCTAATAGAAGGTACTGAATATTATATAGTTGTTGATTACAAACCATTGGGAACAGAAGTCCAAGTAATAGGTTGGGATCACGCTAACAAAATAGCAACTACTGCCCTTACTACTCCTTCTATTGGAGATACAATATACGGAAATGGTTCAGGTGCACATTTAGATGTTCTAGGTTCTGCCCCGCTCGTAACACCGACTTATTCAGTTATTATCAATAAAATACAATGGATATGTAATGGCATGTCAGTAAATGTGGAATGGGATGGATCTACTACAGAAACACTTATTGCCGGATTAAGTGGAAATGGGGTATATAATAGTAATAATTTAGAATTTCCAGCAATTCCAATAAATGCCACAGGTTCTCCGGGTGGTGTTTTAGGAAATATTCAGTTTACTACTGCAGGAGCCGCAAGTGGAGATACTTATACAATTTGGATAGAATTATCTAAAATGGCAGGATTTGATACTCCACTCTATGAAGAAAACAATCGGTTGGGTTTCCCTGTTGATTACGTATTAGGAAATAGACCATAAAGGAAAGAAATGAGACTTATTTGCGAAACATTAGAAGATGTTGAATTTATATGTGAATCGACCGCAACAGGAAAAAATTACTTCATTGAAGGTGTCTTTATGCAAGCTAATGTGAAGAATAGGAACGGCCGAGTATATCCAAAAGCAATTCTTGAAAAAGAAGTCCTGCGATATGATCAAAATTATATCAAACAACAAAGAGCTTTTGGTGAATTAGGCCACCCAGAGGGACCAACAGTTAATTTGGAACGAGTTTCACACATGATTCAGAGTATTACTGAAGATGGTGACAATTTTGTTGGTAGAGCTAAAATTTTAGATACACCTTATGGCAAAATTGTAAAGAATTTAATAGATGAAGGAGCTCGATTGGGTGTTTCATCTAGAGGAATGGGCTCATTAAAGCCTGTAGGACGTAATGTTAGTCAAGTACAAGATGATTTTTATCTTGCAACTGCTGCTGATATTGTGGCCGACCCTTCTGCACCAGCGGCATTTGTCAATGGTATTATGGAAGGAAAAGAGTGGATTTGGGATAACGGTATTCTAGGTGAACACCAAATTTCCCGAATAGAAAAACAAATTAAACTTTCTCGGAAAACGGTAGAAAAAACACAAATAAGTGCTTTTAAAACGTTTATGTCAAAGTTATAATTTTACTAAATAATAACACTATAGTAAATATAGATGAACAAAACTAATTTAAATAAGATCAAGGAGATTTAGATGTCTGAAGAAATTTTAGCCAAAGAGTCTGAAGAGGCAACGCGAAGAAAACTTTCTGAAAAACGGAAAGCTGCTACTGAGCAAGATTCTTCAGACGGCGAAGAAGAAGATGAAGTAGAAGAAGGTACATTACCTCCAGCTCTTCAAAAAGCTATCGATGCCAAGAAGAAAAAAGGCGGCGGCGATGAAGAAGAAGTCGATGAAGAAAACGGCGATGATGATGATGAAGAAGAAGTCGATGAAGAGGCTGATGAAGATGAAGAAGATGAAGTAGAAGAATCTCAGGATTTTGAACGGGACAAAAAAGCCAAGTTCAAAACCGCAGAAAAGGGAGAGAAAACTATTCCTAGCGATAAAACAAAACTTGAATCAGTAATTCCAAAAACTAAAAATGGAATGTTGAAATCAGTTTATGAAATCGCTAATAAGTTGAAAAAAGATCAACTCACTGCAAAATATGAAGAAATTATGAAATCTTTTGCTATCCTTGAGGATGCTGAAGATGGAGAAGAAGATGAAGAAGAAAAAGTAGAATCTAAGCGTACTAAAGCAGCTGTTAAAGCCGAAGACCTTAATATCGATGTAAAAGAAGATGTTGAGGCACTTATACAAGGTGAAGATGGACTAACAGAGGAATTCAAAGAGAAAGCCTCTACCATTTTTGAAGCAGCAGTTCAAGCAAAAGTTTTGGAAGAAGTTAATTCTAAATTGGTAGAACTTGAAGCTCAACATGAAGCAGAGCATGAAGCAAATACTGATAATTTCCAAAAAGAACTTACAGAAAAGGTTGATGGTTATCTCACCTATGTTGTTGAAGAGTGGATGTCCGAAAATGAATTGGCAATCGAAAGAGGAATTCGTTCCGAATTGGTTGAAGATTTCATGTCTGGACTCAAAACACTTTTTTCAGAGCATTACATTGATATTCCAGAAGAGAAAGTTGACATGGTTGACGACTTATTCACAAAAGTTGACGACTTGGAAACTTCTTTAGACGAAGAAATCAATCGTGGAGTAGAACTCCAAAAAGAATTGGCACAGTTCAAGAAAGATGATGTCCTTAAACAAGCAACTAAAGATTTGGCCGATACTGAAACGGAAAAAATCTCTAAGTTAGCAGAAGGTATCGAGTATGAAAATGCTGAACAATATGCCGAAAAAATATCTGTTCTTAAAGAAAGTTACTTTCCTAAGAGCGATGCCGTAACATCTGAAATTACTGAGACAGATGAAAACATTGAAGTTTCTGAAGAGAAATCTCCAGTTAAACTCGATGAAAATATGAAACATTATACATCAGCGATAACTCGCTTTCACAATTAATATAAACTCTATAGGAGACAAAAATGTATTTATCTGAAGACCTTCAAAAGAAGTGGGGTCCGGTGCTAGAACATAGTGATCTTCCAAAGATTAAAGATCAATATCGTAAGGCTGTTACCGCAGTTCTTTTGGAAAACCAAGAGAAATCAATGCGTGAACAGGCAGATAGTGGTGGAATGTTTGGAACTTTATCGGAAACAGCCCCAGCAGGACACAACAACCAAATGGGAGTTGGTGCTTCCGGCGGTGACAACATTAATTATGTTGATCCTGTATTAATCTCTTTGGTTCGTAGAGCAATGCCTAATCTTATTGCTTATGATGTTTGTGGTGTTCAACCCATGAACGGACCTACTGGATTAATCTTTGCAATGAAATCACATTATACCACACAGGACGGTGCTGAAGCTTTACACGATGAAGCTGATACCGACTTTACTGGAGCCGGTACACACGGTTCACAGACAGGAGCCATGCAAGGCGCACCTGGTACTGGTATGGGAACAGCCGCAGCTGAGAACGTTACGTTCCCAGAGATGGCGTTCGCAATTGACAAAGTAACTGTTACTGCTAAGTCCCGTGCACTCAAAGCTGAGTACACAATGGAATTGGCACAGGATCTTAAAGCCGTTCACGGTTTGGATGCTGAAACAGAATTGTCAAACATTCTGTCAACAGAAATTTTGGCAGAAATTAACCGCGAAGTTATGAGAACCATTTACACAAACGCTAAGCCTGGCGCACAACACAATGTTGCGACACCCGGTACGTTTGATCTTGATACTGACTCAAATGGACGTTGGTCTGTTGAGAAGTTCAAAGGCTTGATGTTCCAGATTGAACGTGAAGCAAATGCAATTGCTAAAGATACTCGCAGAGGAAAAGGTAATATTCTTATTACTTCTTCGGATGTAGCATCCGCACTAGCAATGGCCGGACAATTGTCTGGTGTTCCAACAGGTAATGACATTCATGCTGATGACACCGGTACTACAATGGTTGGTACTCTTAATGGTCGATTCAAAGTGTATGTTGATCCTTATGCACCTACTTCTGCAACTAACTTCTTTACTGTTGGTTACAAAGGTTCATCTGCATATGACGCAGGACTGTTCTACTGTCCTTACGTTCCGTTGCAAATGGTTCGTGCAGTTGGTGAGAACTCATTTCAGCCAAAAATTGGATTCAAAACCCGTTACGGTTTAGTATCTAATCCTTTTGCGAATGATACCAATGCCTCAGGTAATGGAGCTGGTGACGGCTCACTTACAGCTGATGTTAACCGCTACTATCGCGTGGTTACAGTTGCAAACTTGATGTAATCTTCTTTTTGAAGATGACTTTAAAAGGGTGGGCTTTTATGTCCACCCTTTTTTTATGCTTACTAAATAGTAGTAGAGGTACAAATGGCTTTAAATGATCAAGTAAAAAATATAAATCCGATAACGGAGGTTCAATTTAGATTTGAAGTTCTAGATTGTCCTGCTACTACATTTTTTGTTCAAACTGTTAATTTACCTGGATTAACAATGGATCCTATAGCAATTGGACGACCATTAAGATCCGGTGTTACTTTAGCGGGAGGTGGAGTAGAATATGAACTATTAGAAGTGGGGTTTATTGTTGATGAATATTTAAAAAATTGGCAAGAAATTTTTAATTGGATGACAGGCCCTCAACCTAGATATTCTGGTGCAGTATTAACCATTTTGAGTAGTTCAATGAATCCTACGTTAGAGATACATTTTGCAAATGTTTTTCCTACTGCTCTAACAGAATTACAATTCGATAGTGCTGTTCAAGAAACAACAAGTTTAATATCAACAGTCACCTTTAATTATAGCATATATACTATTAAAAATCTTTTGAATAATTGATAATGAATTTTGAAGAAATACAGAAATCTTGGACCCAAGATTGTCCTATTGATGAGACAGAACTATCTCAAGAATCTGTCAAAATCCCCCAATTACATAACAAATATTTAATACTTCATTCTAATGAACGGTTAAGGTTCAAGGAAATAAAATTTCTATTTGCTGGTCTTATTAAAAGAAAAAGAGATTATTATAGTGGAAGAATGTCCGCAGAAGAATTAGAAGCTGCAGATTGGGAGCCATTTCAATATAAATTACTCAAGGCAGATGTACAAGAGTACATAGATGCGGATGAGAATGTAATAGAATCTAAGAAAATGCTCGCTCTACAAGAAGAAAAAGTAGACTATCTTGAATCTATAGTGAAGGGATTATCCACTAGAGGATATTTAATTAAAAATGCAATCGACTGGAAACGTTTTACAGAAGGGAATTGAAAATATTGGTATATCTAAACATGATGAGGTATACTTAAAAATCAATTGTGAACCATCTGTTGCTCAAGAATTATGTGATTACTTTACATTTTATGTTCCGGGATATACTTTTATGCCGGCGTATCGTAATAAAATTTGGGATGGTAAAATACGACTCTTCAATGTACATAATAGGTATCTTTATAGTGGATTACTTGAATATGTTTTTATATTTGCAAAAAAACATAATTATAAAGTAATTCCTGATGGTGATTGGTGGAAACCACAAAAGATAGAAAAAAGTCAAAAGTTTATTGACCACCTCAACTTACCGTTTATTCCTAGAGATTATCAATTAGAAGCATTTTACCATGCTCTATCTTATCAAAAATCATTATTGGTGTCTCCAACCGCAAGTGGAAAATCTTTAATAATTTATATGATTGTTAGAGCATTAAATGTAAAAACTCTTATAATAGTTCCCACTACCTCCTTAGTATCTCAACTATATGCAGATTTTCAAGAATATGGATGGGATTCCTTAAAATTTTGTCACCAAGTCTATGCCGGACAAGATAAAGTTTCAGATAAGCAAGTAGTTATTTCGACATGGCAATCAATTTATAAACTCCAAAAAAAGATTTTTGAACCATATAAGTTGGTAATTGGTGATGAAGCACACGGGTTTAAGTCAAAATCCCTTACCTCCATCATGACTAAATGTGTAAATGCGAAATATAGAATAGGCACAACGGGAACACTAGATGGTACTCAAACTCATAAATTAGTATTGGAGGGTTTATTTGGAAGAGTATATAAAGTGACTACAACTAAAAAATTAATTGATAAAAAAGAATTAGCAGCTTTTAGTATAAAAATCTTATTATTACAGTATCATAAAGATATATGTTCTGCAATGAGAAAAAGTAAATACATAGATGAATTAGAATTTTTAGTAGGGCATACACAAAGAAATAAATATATAAAAAACTTAGCATTATCACTTGACGGTAATACTTTGTTACTCTTTAGATTAGTTAAAAAACATGGACGTATTTTATACGATATGATAAAGGAGGAAGCAGATGTCAATAGGAAAACTTATTTTGTACATGGTGGAACAGATACGGAAACCAGAGAACGAATCCGCTCAATCGCAGAAGAAGAACATGATGCCATCATCGTGGCGAGTTATGGGGTATTCAGTACCGGTATCAATATTAGGAATCTTCATAACATTATTTTCGCTTCTCCTTCTAAGAGTCGTATTAGAAATCTTCAGTCGATAGGTAGAGGATTGAGAATATCAGATAATAATCAAGAAACGGTATTATATGATATTTCAGATGATTTAAGATTTGGAGCAAGAAAGAATTTTGCCTATCAACATTTTGAAGAAAGAATTAAGATATATGAAGATGAAAAATTTACTTATAAAATTCATAATATTTCAATATCTTGACTTATACGAATTGTGTGATATAATACTAGTATGATTGAAATTTTTATTAGGAGATAATATGGCAAAAAGAAAAAAAGTAGCTAAAATACATTATGTAGATAATGCAAAATTTTTAGAGGCGATGATTGAATATAAAAAAGAATATACTATTTCTATTAATGATGATAAAGAACTTCCATTAATTTCAGAATATTTAGGATCTGTATTTCTGAAGATAGCTCAAAGATTATCCTTTAGACCAAATTTCATAAATTATACATTTAAAAATGATATGATTTCTGACGGAATAGAAAATTGTTTGCATTATATTCATAATTTCAATCCTGAAAAATCAAATAATCCTTTTGCGTATTTTACTCAAATTATATATTATGCTTTTATTAGAAGGATACAGAAAGAGAAAAAACAACTTTATATAAAATATAAAACTATGCAGAATATTGAACACGCAACTATAGATGATGGGCCAATGAATAATGTAAATGATTATAGAGGTTCTGATTTTAAAATAGTAGTTGATGAGTTTGTAGATAATTTTGAAAAAGCTAAAAAGAAGAAAATAATTAAAAAAAGTGAGTCAAATTTAGAACTTTTTATGGGTGTAGTATGAAGATAGCTCTTATAACAGATACCCATTGGGGTGCAAGGGGTGACAGCCTCACCTTCATGAACTATTTCCGAAAATTTTATGATAATGTGTTTTTTCCATATTTGGAAGAACACAACATAAAAACACTTATCCATTTAGGTGATGTAGTAGATCGTAGAAAATTTATTAATTTCAAGATACTGAACGATCTACGAACAAATTTTGTCGAACGCCTGTGGAAACTTGGTATAGATACTCACATAATTATCGGTAATCACGATACCTTCCACAAAAATACTAATGAATTAAATTCTCTTCAAGAAATTTTTACGACTCATGAGGGTAGAGTAGAGCCGTGGATGTATTCTTCTCCTAAAGAAGTTGATTTTGATGGATTGGGAATACTCATGATGCCGTGGATAAATGAAAATAATTATGGTGAGAGTATGAAAGCAATTAAAAATACTCAATGTCAGATTCTTATGGGGCATTTAGAAGTTAGAGGATTTGAACAGCATATTGGATCATGGAGTCATGAAGGTGTAGAAGCAAAGATTTTTGATAAATTTGATATGGCTATGAGTGGTCATTTTCACCACAAGTCAGATGATGGTACAATTTACTACTTAGGAAATCCCTATGAGATAACATGGAGTGATTATAAAGACCCTAGGGGCTTCCACATCTTCGATACAGACAAAAGAAGTTTGGAATTCATACAAAACCCTTATAGAATGTTTAGAAAATTTTATTACGATGATAGTGGTTCTACTTTTGAATCATTAACTGAAAGAGATTATAGTGAATATGAGAATGCTTATGTAAAAGTAGTAATACAAAAGAAAACAAATCCTTTTTGGTTTGATACTGTGCTAGATAAGTTATATGCGGTAAATGTTGCTAATCTAGTAGTAGTTGAGAATTTTTCCGATTTAGAATACATGGAAGATGATGATATAATAGATGAGGCTCAAGACACCTTAACCATTTTGAGTAAATATGTTGACTCGTTAAATATAGAAAATAAAACTGAATTAAATATGTTAATGAAAAATTTATATAATGAGGCATTAACTATGGAAACAGTATAATGGAAACTTACGCAGAAAGACTACAAAAAAGAAAGGAAAACACCATGACTAATTATGACAT